TTTATGGCCTAACTCGTAACTCTCAGATAGATCAGGAAAAAGTTTTGCTGCTACCCTTTTTTGTTGTCTAAAATTAGCTTTTTTATCTACTATCTTCTTACCTGTTCTTATCTGGAAAGATTGACCGTCTACTTGAAAAGTTTTCCTGGAGGACTCTTTATCTTTTTGAGACATCCCTTTGCTAGCTTTCGCATATGCTTTTCCAAACTCTTCATATTTTTTAGCAAACTCTCCATCTACCTGAAGTATTTGTTTTACTTGAGGATTTCTATCAATAGCTTTCCTTAAAACCTTTGACTCTATAAAAAGTCTTTTACTAAGAGTACTTGCTACACCTTTTACCGATCTTGGCTTTATAATCTTAGCCATTAAAAATTCTTATACAAGTCTAATACTCGTTTAATATGGTCAGGAAATGCCACATTATCACGTTGACTAGTAGACGCTTGGTTTTGGATGCTTGCTGCGCCAAGGGTTCTTCGTTCTTTATGCTCATCTTTAAGATAGTACGTAACCAAATCGATTACTGCTAGTCTTAAATCTGCAGGGCATGTCTCGTATCCTGCTTTATAAACTACTTCTACAGAGGCAGGACCATGTGGCCAAAACATATAGCCACCCTGATTTGTTCTTAAAATACTATCTGTACTGTAATCAAAGTAGTACTGATAATCAGTTGTTGTTAGTGTTTCATAAGAAGAACCATAAGAGGATCTTTCTTTTACACTTACTACTGTATTAACAGGAGTTTCTGTTAACTGAACCGCATATGTGTTCCAAGTAATATTAAAAGTTTCGGTCTTGTTAGTGGCGAAGTAGTCTACTAAACTATTCCCACAATAGGTTTTTACTAATTGACTCACGGATGGAATTAAAGAGCTTAGTCTCAAATCTTCTTTTGGAGACTGAATTCCCTCTGATTCTTTATACTCTGCTAATGTAATTAAATTTGCCATAAGTCCATTAATAAAAACCTTGGGGAAGGAAACCCTTCCCCTCAGTCTCTAGCTGTTATTAAGCTACTGAATCGATCTTGACGCAAGGCTGATCTGAGCCTGCACCGGCGACGATTTCGTTGAAGCCCAAAGATTGGCTAGCAACGATTACGCGACGCTGATTCAATACTTCGTAATCCTGCTCGACGGTTACACCGCGGAGTCGTGGAGCTACGTAGTTTCGTGAGTATACTGCAAAGGCTACTGGTACACCAGCGCCTTCTGCGGCGAACTCTTCAGAAACGATTACTGGAGAGCCGAAAACAGCTCCAACAGTACCCGTTACTTTGATAGCCATTTCAGTACCGACTTCGTCTAAGCTTTGGAAAGCTGAATCGCTTAACAAATCATAGTACATTTTTTGACTGACGATGAAAGTAACGTCAGAAGGGTTCAAGCCGTACTTACCCATTTCCTTACGAGCATTTAACAAATCAGCACCAGTCATGGTGTTGAAAGAAGTACCCGCAGCTCCGTTACCAGAGATATCGTGAGTAATAGCAGAAGCTGCACCGTGTCCATCAAGACCCGAAATAGTACCGTTACCTAAAAGGAAGGCCGATTCTACAGCGCGCCCGTGTGCACGTGCTACACCTTCAACCAACATAGGCATCAAGTTAATAAGAGTTTGCTCATCAACTTCGTTGTCCATAAAGGTGGTTGAGATCAAACGATAAGCATTCAAGATAACTTGCTTAGGCTGATACGTAGAGTTGGTTGCGCCTCGGTTCTCTAAAGTACCTGCACGCTCAGTTGCACCTGCGCCGCTTGCCCATGATGCTGGTTCCACATCTACCTGGATAGGAAGAACTGTAGACTTACCATTAACAGGGATTTCGCGGAACAAACGAGCTACTTTCAACTCATTCATGATTTCTTTCTCGATTAAACGAGAAACTTCTTGGTCAATATCGCCAGCATTAGTTGCATAGTCGATACCAGCTTTTTGTTGAAGATCTTGCGCAAAAGAAGTATTCCAATCCTTTTGAGTCATAACACCCAACATGTGAGCTTTCAAGAAATCTTGGCCCCACTTGCTGACGTCAGATTTTTCAGCACGATCAGCGAATACTCGCTTAGACTCACGCATCTTCTGAATTTCTTCAGATTTCTCTTCAAGATCTTTCTTGTATTGAGCGAGAACTTCACTCATATCAGCATCTTTAGCAGAAAGTTTTTCTTGCATATCGCTAAGAAGCTTCTCAGCCCCTGACTCTACACCAGTTCTAATTGCTGATTTAACTTCTTCAGCTTGAAGAGTTTTAGCTTCTGCGTCTGCAGCGGCTTTTTCTTCAGCTTCTTGTACAGCTTTAACTTCAGCTGCTTTTTGCTCGGCTTGCTTCATTGCAATCTTTGCAGCAGTTTCCTCTGCTACCTTCTTAGCAAAAGCTTCCAAGTCGACTTCGGGAGTATTAATTCCTTCCGACATATTAGTCTCCTTTTGGGCAATAGCCCCATCCTGTGCGTCACTAGCTAGTAATGATTTTTCATCCTTAGCCAGAGACGGCTCGGCTAGTTCAACACTATTTATGAAAGTTTTTTTGAATTCTTCGTACTCAGATATCGAGTCAAAAGACTTCGCCAGAGAGAAAGTGGCTGCTTGATTGCAAGGAACGGATACTACCGATACTTCAAACAACTCAGCGTCCTTAATCTTTAGTCCGTCGGTTTCCGTGATATAATCAGCATCCTTGACTCGGAAACCAACAGAAAAAGCCCCAAGGATACCTTCTTTGACTAGTTCACAAACATTAGCGGGTGCAGACTTGCTAATCTTTGCTTCTAACTCCAGACCATTCTCTGTTATTTTGAGGCCTGTAGCTCGACCAATAGGTCGATCATAATCGTGATTGAAAAGAATAATTGGATTCTTTTCAAAGTTTTTCAAGCCGCCCTTTGCCCATGCTTCACTAGAGATAGAATCTCCTGCACGATCAAAATCAGCGGTACTTGCCATACCGCGAATCATTACTGATCCGTCATCTACGGAGTGTGTCTTAAAAGTAGACGTTAAATTAAAAATTTTATCCATATTACTTCTCGTCTGTGCTCTGTACTGCTGGAGCAGGCTTTGGCTTTGGAGCAGCTTTAGGAGCAGGCTTTGGCTTTGGAGCAGGAGGAGGGGGAGGGTTTTCCGCCTTCTTAATCTCTGCCCATACTGCTGGAAGACTTCCTTCAAGTGTTTGAAGTAGTCTGGACCAACTACCAAAATGGTTGAGGGCCATACCGGAACGAATAGGAACCTCGTTTCCAAGCTGGTCATAATCATGCTTTTCAAGAACTTTTCCTTTTTCAAGCATAAACATTCCAACTGCTTCTAAAATCTGGTTTCTTACTCGTAATCTAGCCATCGGTGTCATCTCCTTCTACTGGTCTACCGCCTTCATCTGGGTTTGCGGCGCTCCCTGCAATGTTTGCAGGTACTCGAAGATCATCATAACCTTCTACTGGGTCAAACCCTAAATGGTCCCTGGCTTCATTTGGAGTGATAACTCCAGCATTTACTAATGAAGTATAATACTGGGATTGATCTCTTAACTCCGGCTGAAGCGCAGGAATATCTGTAACGTCTTCATTTAATTCAAAACCAAAGAACCTTTCAAATGCAAAGTTCATCTTACGAACAATAGGTAAGACAGTCTCTAAGTAGTACATTCGCATATTTGGGCGAATATTTGCATTATTTCCAGAGTCCAACATAATAGGGGGTATGCCAAGTGCTTTTAATATAATCTTTTCATTCTCTGAAATGGCACTCTGAAAGTCTAGTTCTTTAAAGTTCACGTTTGCAAAAGAGTCAATCTCTATTCCACCATCTAGAATAAGAGGCCTTCTTCCGCCTGCATCTGGTTTGTAACGAATGCTCCAGGATTGTAACATCCTTTCTTTAATTTTCTCTGATAAAGTATTTGGGCTTTTGAGTACTAATCCTGGAACGGCTCCGTTCTTAAAGAAGTTATCTTGAAAATCCCTCATTCTTTTCATAAGAATCATTGTCCGAAGAGCGGGTTTTAGTCTGGATACTCCTCTATAGATAGAGTAGAAAGAGTTGTCTTTGATATGTATAATTTCGCTGGGTTTATAATCAATTCTTTCATTAAAAGTAAACTTCTCAATATAGGTAGAGTCACTAGCGTGTATAACCATCTTGCTTGATGGTAAGTGATATAAGTGCACTCCATCAAAGTAAACGAAAATATTACCATCAAGCAAGAAATCCGTAATAAGATTACGTCTAAACGTACTAATATCTTGAAACGGGTTTGGTTCTTTATTCAGGAGTAAAGAGACTCGCGATCTCTTAATCCCTTTCACTACACTCGCTAAACTCTGAATCTGTGGCCCAACTGCTGTTGGTATCTCTGCTGCGTCATCCACAATGAGGTTTACACCTCTATTTACTACTTCTAGATCTTCGTATGCTCTTTCATATTTAAACGTAAACTCCCTGGAGGAGTCTGTCTTATGGTCAAAATATGACTGTGCAGGATTTAGCTTCTCGTCTAAATCTTCTGGCTTACGTCCTATAAATGTATCATACCATGCCATGTTTTTCTCTTTGAATCTCTACCCAATTTTCTTGCTTCTTCGCGGTGCCTAGTCCTGGGTTACGTCCATAGACTTTATGTAACTGCAAATGATGCGCATGACACAGGGTAACTGTATGTTCGTATAACTCTGCCCAGTGCTTTTCTATGAATTCATCTCTAAAAGATAATATGTTCTCAGGTAATAGCCTGTTTCTCTTAACATAAGTATGCACTAAGGGACTTAATGTATGATAGTGGTGAAAATCTAACTGTGATATTTCTCCGCAAATATAACACTGAGTGCCTTTTTCATACTTATTCTTTGCTTTATCTCTTATGTATTTTACTATATCTCTTTTTAAATCCATTTTGTATAACCGAAAGTATATCTAATTTGAGGTGTTATGTCAAATACTATTTTTGACCAGGTATCATCAAAACCCGCTGTTGCTTGTTTCGAATGAATATAATGCGTACCGTAGAGCGTCCGCCATGTGCGATGCTCTATTGTGTCTGGGCTTTTCTCGAGCTAGATTTGGATTAGGGTCCCACTGATATTGGTCCAATGCTGACATGCTTTCTAAACATTTCTGATTTACAAAAAGACTGTCATTGTCAACTATAGAGGCTACATGTGCAATTCCATCAAGTACGGATTTTTTAGCGTTGATAGTACTGAGGTCATAGTTTTGTGCAAAGTCAAATCGAGTTTGCTGAGCAGCAGAGTCAATATAAATATAATCAATGTCCCACTTATCCACCAACCTTTGTATCTCTCCTGCATGATGCTCTGTTGTTTTTTCGGCATCAAGATACTCGTCTAGTAAGTAGTACTTTTGTTCATCCCAGTCGTATCCGAGGACACAAAAAGCGGTAGGATCTCTATAACCCACGTCCAGACCAGCAAAAATATCCATTTGGTGAGTTTCCATTCCGTCACAGTTAATAACACATTTTTCGTGATCAAAGTTCCAAACCTGTCCTTCATAGATGTTAAAGTCAGCTTCATATTCCTGTCTGAATTCAGCTTCTGACATAGATTTTCTAGCTTCCATAATATCATTTTCAGATATTCGTGGGTTATCTTTATACGTTGCTTTAATTGACGCCCATTCTGGAAAATCATCTGTAAATCCTCTATCAAAAAATTCAGAGAACCAGTTGTTCCGGCCTCGTGGAGTAGATATAAAAATCGCCTTAGAGTTAGCCTTATCTAGTGTAGGACGCAGAGCTACGTTGAAAGCATCCTTACCATCTGCTAGAGCTGCCTCATCAAAAATAATCAGATCATAAGATCTACCCACACAAGAATCTACTTGATTCACGGATCCCATTCGTATAGTAGAGCCGTTGGATAGTTCAATTACTTTATCTTTTGCGTTGTCTTTAGTTACTTCTAAATCAAAGTGCTTAATTAAGTTTCTTTGTAAGTCAAAAGATATCTGCGAAAGTGAATAGTTCGGAGACATAATTAATATGTTAGAGCCTGGGACAAGAGATACTAATTGACCAATAATATTGGCTATATAAGTTTTACCTTGTCTTCTAGATAGTGCGGCACATACAAAACGATATTTTGGATTATTAATTGCGTTTAAAATAGCTACCTGAGAGGGTAGAGGCTCTATTCCTAACAACTCCATATAAGGCTCTACTTGCAGTTTTAGGTACTTAGCTTCTTGAGCATAATCAAACAAGTAGTCTGAAATTATGTCCTTTCGGCTTATTTGAATAGCCATATTTAATCTTGTCCCATTGATCTAGTTTTACTATAGCGTCTGCAATAGTCCATTTCCGTAAGCTCTTCGGAATCTTCCGGCTCTTTATGACGAATGCTAGTTTTCTTTTCTTCGCCCCAGATAAGGTCCCAAGCATCTCCGTACTTACTAGTACTTACCTTGGATTGTATCTTGTCGCCTGTTATATCGTTTTTTGTGCTCATATTACTTCTTCCAGAATTTACCCATTATTAACTTTGTAATGACTACAAAAGGGTTGAATGCATGTTTATAAGTCCAATCATATTTCGCATAATCTAGTTCATATTCGGAACGGAGAGTCCACTGTCGTTTCCAATTATCTACGTACATTCCTTCGTACTCTAAAATAGCATGGCCGCCTCCGTTTACTGTTACATAGCAAATCTTGAATTTACCAGTAAGTAACATTTTAAGAAACTTAAACCTGCTTTTTTCTGCAAGTAGCCAAGCTACTGTAAGAGCATAGTCTTCACAGTCGCCTTCGTCTTTCTCCGCATCTACATCTAGTACTCTCCAGTAATCTGCGGCATCGTACTGTACGGTATCATACTCGTATACAAATAAGTCATTTACTCTTGTTACCGCTTGAAATCTATTTAGTATCATTTTTTGCCCCCAACGGCATCTGCTGCAAAAAATGCAGAAACTAAGACTGCAATTGAGGCAAAGTATGTTGGTGCGATATCAGCAATTAAATTAGCTGCTTGATCCAATCCAAACATCGAAGTCAAAAAGATACCGAAAGGGTATAGTAAAAGACCAATTAAAGAAAACCATGCCATCTTACGAATAGCGTCTCGTTGTGCATCTTTATCTTCGAGTTCTTTTCTTTTAAACTCTAAATGCATTGCAATTTCTTCGTCTGTAACTACTCCATCGCCGTTTGCATCTGCTGGGTGCATCTCGCTCATTACCACTTCACCTTATCTGCCCAGTATGCTGCGGACATCTTGCCTTTAGCAATATTCTTCGCATGACGAGCCTTGAAGCTTGCACGCTTCTTTCTCATTGCTTCAGATTCACCGGTCTTCGGCTTCCCTGCCGTTTTAGCTCCCTGCTGACCGAAACGAATAGTCTTAACTTTAGTGCCTACTTTAGCCACTACAATATGTGATTTTTTAGCATGACCAGGAGTTCTTTTTGGTTTATTAAAACCTGAGACTCCGGCTCTTTTAATTCTTGAGTCTTTCTTTTTAACGCTTTTTCTTTTTGCTGCCACGTTTTTTCCTCTTCGCAAACGTACTTACGTTCGTTGGCTTGCCTCCAGTATTACCGGCGGCTCTTTTACGACGAATTGCAGATTTTCTTTGTGCTGGACTCATGGATGCTGCTTTTGAAGCCGGTACGCATTTTGGATACTTTTTCTTCCCCGACTTATCTCTTCCACATTTTTCAAAACCCCCGCCCTTTTTAGGACGGGAGATATCGACCCACTTCTCTCCAAACCACTTAGTCAATCCACCGGGTGGTTTAACTCCTGCCATTTTAGTCTCCCGGACTAGCGCCTAGAAGGTCACTTCTTGCCTTTCTTCTTTTTCATTAATGCTTTTTGAAGTGCGGGTGGAAGTTTCTTCTGAGCGGCTG